AAAGCACCCCAAGTACCAACAGTTGGTATAGTTGGAAATGTTTGCCAAGTCTTATCACCTCTCCAATATTGCAATGTAGTTCCTGGAGATATAGCTGGTTCTTTACTATTAAATGTTGTCCAGTCTGTAGAAGACAAATAGCCATCTTGTAAACCACTAGCTTGTTGTATTGTTATATCAGGAGTGGTTCCTCCTGAAGAGAATAAAGGAGATGTAGCTGTTACATCTGTAACTGTACCTGTTCCTACGGAAATAGTTACACTACCATCAGCAGCTGCAGTTACACCATTTACACTATTAGCAAGAAAACCTGTTGTACTTGGTAATGTTATTTTTTGGTCATTAAAATCTGCACTTGGATTAAGTATCTGTGATTCACCAGTATTTTTATAAAAAGTTATTTTGCTAGATAAATAAGTTGTATAATTTGCTCCATCACCTATTTCTACTTTAGAATAATCAAGAAGACCATAAGCTCCACCTAAAACATCTTGGTTTTTAATATATAATGGATTTACCTCACTAAAGTAGGTGCCATTAAATGCAGTTAAAACATAATCACCTAACTGAACATTATCTATTGCCCCTATATATGGCACATAACCAGATAGGTCTACAGGTGTAATATAACCAGCATCATTATTAAATATACTAATGTTTGGAGGTGTGGCTAACCATGCAGAAAATATAGGATCTGTTTCTGTAAATGTAGTGAGATATCCTGCAGGATTAGAACTAAGAGGATAGTAGTTGCCACTAAGATAAGATATAAGATCTGTCTGTGATGTTATTGTTCCTGTTATAGATCCCCATGTACCACCACCTGCAGAATTCCACTGTACGCCATCCCAAAAATATGGTGATTTAGAATCTGTATCATATACCATGTAACCCTTATCAACAGCAGTTAAGGTAAGACCAAGAACTATTCTATTAGCTGTAGTAATATTATGCAGTCTGCTGTTAAACAGCTGATTAGCTTTTAAATCTATGTCACTATAAAAATCTCTTATTTGAGCCATTATGATAAGTATGCTTTACCAGCAACAGGTGTGCTAAAGGTTATTGTAATGTTATTATCATCTACAACAGTAGTTGTACCTTGTATATTATTATTAGAACAATCTGCCGTCCAAACATTTGGTATAATATTTAAATTGTGGTTAATATACCAAACAGTTGTTGGCTGAGCACAATCTTGTGTAAATACAAATGAAGAATTATTATTGTTATTAATAATAATAGAAGGGTTTAGATTGATACGTGTAATACAACCACCAGAATTTACTTCTATTATATTTGTAGAATTTCCTTGTCCTACATAAGACATGCCAACAGATTTAGGACCAGAGTTACATTTTTGTATTTGATATCTACTAACATCACACCATGGTGGTCTATATTCACAACTTTCATCTGCAGTGGGATAGTATACAGGTAACCATCCCATATGTTGTATAGAAACCTGTGTTAAAGCTTCTCCATCATCATGAGCTTGATAGTCTACTATTTGTTTACGCATCTCATCCATCCAGAGTTTACCTCCTTTTTTACAAGAGATTATACCATACTTTATTTTACGCATCTCATCATATACAGAGTCTGCAAAATTTTTATGATATTTAAGTTTTTCAAATAATAGATTTCTCATACTTAAGGGTTGGGGTTGGCCTTACTGTTATTTGTTAAAAACTTCTCATAAGCTGGTAGACAACTTGAACACACCTGTTTACCATCTGACGCTGTACGTTTTTGACAACCACAAGTAATAGCTGCTTTACAATTTGGACAATTCATAATAGTTGGTTTTTATGTTTAACAATCTTCTGTAAATTTCTGTAGTCTTTTTTGTGCATAGAAGAGTAGTTCTATTCCTTGATCAGGGCTATTACATTCTTCCACTTTCACTTTAGCTGCATCTATAAAAGATTTAATAAGTCTGAGTTCAGCTAAGTCTTCTTTTACATCAGGTTCTGGTTCACACGCAGCTAGTTCTAGTTTACAAAGTTCGTGAAAATATTTATTCAAAGTTTGACATACTCTTAAATAATAATATTCTACATACACTTTATCATTAGGACTAACTGAATATCTCACTACATAAATACCATCAGGAAGACGTTCACTTCTTGTACCACATCCAGATGATTGTAATCCTAATGTACAAGCATTTAATATAAGATTAAATCCAGGAAGAACATCTATTACTACAGGTTCGTTAAAACCTGGAGATGTTATTTCTAACTTTGCACATGTTACATCTAAGTCCTCTGTATATATACTAGTATCAAATATTCTAAATACTGAACAGTTATTTGTTTCAGGAACTTCTAAACTTAATTGGTGTTTACTAGCCATTGTATAAACTTTATAGATTTAGAGAAGATTTTAGATATACCTCCTCAATAATAATATACCATTTTTTGTAGACTTTTCCAAAATAAAAAAGGGAGAGACGTTATGTCTTCTCCCTTTTAATATATTGAAGATTACTTATTAGTAAAGTTCAAAAGTACCACCAGCAGCATTTACAGGAATATAGTTGTTTGCAGCTGTGCAAGCATCAGTAATGAAAGTTGTAAGAGCTGAAGTATCATCACCGCTCTCCACCCAGATTTTTAACATATACTGATCATTATCAAATGTACCAGATGGGTTGTTAAAACGTGGAACAGAATGCAAGATGATAACTTGATCATACAACAAAATTCTATCTACATTAGCTAAACCAGGATTTTGCTCAATCTCTCTCATCCTTAATGATTCTACTCTAGAACTATCAGGATAAGCTTCTTGACGATAACGTCCAGTAAGAATCATATCACGAAGAACAGTTTCACCAACACCTTGTGCTTGACGAGGTTCTTGTACAGCAGGAGTTAAAACACCAGTAGTAGGATTAACTTGACCTGATACAGTGACACACTGAACATTACAAGGATCACCAGTTTCATCTACCATAGCAGCAAGTATACGAAGAGGCTCTAAGTCATATTTATCTGTAGGAGTGAAAGTACAAGTACCAAACTTAGTTTCTACGTAAGCAACTTCTAAAGTTAAACAAGATTGATCTGTAGAAGCTGTTCCTGATGTAGGATCAAATGTACTTACATAAGCATCTAATGCAACTACAAAACTAGCAATATCAGCTTGTGATGTAGAGGCTTGAGTGGCTACAACTGATGCATCCCATGCTTTAACAATAACTTTTAAATACTGACTAACAATAGGATTTTGTACAATTTGCTTAGCCCAAAGGATAGCTGCAAGTGTAGGGTCTACAATTGTCTCAACATCTGGATCTGAACAACATCCTGTGTAAGCATCTAATGTACGGTAGATGTTATGAGATAAGAAACGTAAAGCAGGTGAACCTTTAAGATCCAAACGCAGTCTGTAAGTCTTATCACATTTCAAGTTACATACACAGATTTCTTTAATTTCATTTAGAGGAGCTTGAGCTTCAATCTTGATTAAACGACTAATGTACTTAGGGTTGATCATTTTAGATTTTATAGACTCTTGATAACCACCATGAAAAGGACCAATCTTGTCACTCGTAGTCTTGAACCAAGAACCTTGAGCTAACATAAAAGGTACTGCTGTACCACTAGCTTGAGCAGCTGAGGTAGTAGCATCAAAAAAACCAAGTTCTCCTGCAGTAAGATCAGCGGTAGTACCAGCTGTTCTTAATGTGACAGTTCCAGTAACAGGCAGGAAGCTTTTCTGGAAGGCGTGATTAAAATACATAATTTTAAAAATTTAAGGGTTACAAATATATAATATAATATACAAAATTATTTTAAGAATAACAATTTATATTTTACACCGTTAATTGTACTTTTAGCATTATCTAATAAGTTTACAATTTCACTGTGTGGCATGTTAGACTGCAAAGCTGAAATTTTATCTTTCATCTTTCTAAGATAGTCTATAGCTTCTTCTACAGAGTTAAGTTCAGTTGGTGCTGTGTTAGGAAGATCTAAAAGCTTTTCTTCAGCTCCTTGGTATTCTTCTACTAAATCATCAGCATGATCTCCAAAAGCATCATATCCTGTATTAAGAGCTTTATGAGCTGCATAAGATCCAAGTCCAGTTACTTTTAAATGGATTCTGTGTAAGCTTGTTACAGCATTTAACATGTCTTGTGCTAAAGCTGCTGTTTGTATACATAATCCGCAAGTTTCGGAGCCACTACTTTTACTCATATTCATTGACATAGGAGCTGATGCAAATATACTAGGTCTAGGTATTGTTGCCATAGTTTATAATTTAACTGTTTGATTGTACATTTTGTTGTTCTCTCTGATACTGTGTAACACTTTCTATATCTCCAGCTAAAATACTTACAGCTTCATCCACTATAATCTCAGCTATATCTTCATTAAACTCACATTCTTGATCTGCACCAAAAGTTAGTCCTGTTGAAATGTTAATACAGTCTTTAAACTGTACTTCATTAGGTTTTCTAAAATAAACAAGATGACATTCTGTAATATCAAACTTATCATTAGTGTACACTTTAAGTGTATTATTCATTAATGTAGATACTGTCTCAGCCCATTCAAAGTTTGGCTGTTTATCTTTATTATCTAATATAACAGATATGTTAGATTCTTCCACTTCATATACCATCATCCTACGTTCAGGGCAACATTCTTGTTTTGCAAATACATCTGTACGTACATAGTGAAGATAGTTATCTGGTAAAGGACATTGGTAGTAGATACCCTTATCGGTCATCTGCATAAGCTCATGTTTCATGAGTCTTTGTAAATCATCCACCAAACCACTACTTTGCTCAGCTCCCTCTTTACGAATATTAATACCATACATTTGTCTTCTAGTCCATGAAAGTTGTGCCTTATTAAAAGCTTCTGCTATCTGCCAACACTCTAAGTTATCATAGTCAAAAGAAGCTAGTTTATTAAGCCTCTGTTTAACTTTTATTTGTAATAGATTATTGTTCATATTAGCATTTCCATTTTCTTAGTGACTTGTTAATCCTGCTGTTAGGATCTCTAGCTGTCTTGGCAGATGTAAGCTTAGCTTTCATACCTTTCATTCGGCTACAAAATGATTTTTTTCTAGGACCACCTTCTGGTTGAGGAGCTTTAAGGTTAGATCCAGGATTAGCTTTATTGTAAGAAGCTCTTCCTTTAGCATTTAAACCACCACTTGGTGATTTTCCTTCTTTTCTGGTCCAAGCAGGAGTCTTTGCCATGGTTACTTCTTTTTAGATTTTACAGGTCCACCATTTTTCATCATTCCACCACATTTCATTTTAGTAGGTCCACCATTTTTTTTAATTACACCACGTCCTTTAAGAATATCAGCTTGTGATATTTTACCATCACCTGTAAGATCAGGAAAACCAGTTGATCCACCTTTTGCCATTTTCTTTTTCATATTATTATTTTTTAGATTTAGCTTTTATTTTACGTTCTTGTTTAAGCATTTCAGGAGTGGGCTTTTTACCACTACCTTTAGCAGCTCTGATATTATCCCACAATCCACGTTGAGATGTAGAACCATCTTTGCGTTTAATCATTTGTTTAGCCATATTATTTAGTTTTAATTGTGTCAATAATAGTTTTTACACTATCACATTTTAAACTGTCAGAACATGTTTTTTCACATTTTGTTTCAACAGTTTTAGAAGAACTTGGGGTACAGCCGCACATAATTGACATCATGCTAACGGCTAAAAAATAGAGTTTCATAGGGTATATATATTTAGTTTATTTTCCTTTTCTAGCTTTCCCCATTTTCTTAAAAGTCATAGCTAATGCTTTTCTCTTAGGAGTACACGTGGCTTTAGTCATAGGAGTGCAATAACCTTTGTGAGCTGGATTAACAGCTTTCTGTATCCACTTCTTATCCTTTGCCATAGTATTTAAATTTTACTGATTCCAATACTGTTCCACCTTCTTAGTAAGATCTATAATGATTTCTTCATTAAGAGGGTTCTTAAGATATTCCACTACATCTGTAGCTGTTCTACCCATCAGTATACTTCTTTCAATATGATAAATAAAACCATCAGCTTTAGTAGCAATGAACTTATAATAGTTACTATCTTTTACAATAGCTCTGATTTTAAGAGCTTCCATATCAAGATTTGCAGTATCTAAAAATCTCTGAGCTGTTTTCTTTTTATCCTTATCCACTAAATCTCCATTTATATATTTATCCATGTTGTCATAGATGATATCATTAGGAGTAGATTTTTTATACTGTGTGCTATTAATGTCTAGCACTTTAGCAACATAAAACAACTTGTTCTGGTTCTTATCAAATAACTTCTGAAGTTCTGAAAGAGCTTTATTTCTAAGTTTCTTAACCTCTGTATTAATAGAAGCAGTTTCTTCCACCTTATCTAAATAGAATTTAGGAGGTGTGGATTGTTTACGGGCATCTTCTAAAGACTTAGCAACAATTGAAAAACCTCCAGCTTCTATGGCGTATAATCTAATAAGATCATACGGATCTTTATCTGCATCTAAGAATAAGGGTTCATTACCACATCTAACTTTTATCTTATCCCAAAATTCT